ATTAGCCTCTCAGAAGTGAAGCGCCGGGGAACCCGCCATAATCCAGTTGTTCATTCTCACCAAAGCGAGGCTTACACCCGGTAGACAGCAGTCCAGAGCAAACATCCTGTGACGGATCATCCACCCGGTTACCGTCTTTATCGAACCAACCGTTTTGCCCGGCGTAGGTGCATCCGTTACCGGTTTTGTACCAGCCACGCATACACCAGGTGCACATCGGCTGAATTTGCCGGGTCGGAATGAGCTGCCCGCGCAGATCGGCAGGGCTGGAAAGTTCAAACTCTACGGTTTCATCATCTGAACCTGATTTGCGGTCGATGAAGTAAACCTGTTTGCGCTCCTCGCTGGGGTTCGCTGTCGGGTTGCCTTCAGGGAAGTTTCTGGCGTCCAGGTAGTGGGCGAAGGTGTCATGGATAATCACCTTCGCTTTGGCCATACCCTGAAATCTTCGGCATAGCGCGCCAATTGTACCGTTGATGTTAGCGACGCTAAGGGACGGCCGTGAACTCTGGCCGTCACTGCTGACAGAAATACCGGTCAGTTCATACGGCCACGCGCCATACTCCTCCCCTTGCCACCACACCGACTTCGGCTCGAGCTTTGACTCGTCACCGCCTGCGGCGATGATTTCCGCCTCGGTGTGCGGGATTGTCTCGTTGTGAAAGCGAAGAATACCGGCGCCGAATGCCGAACCGTCCACCTCAATCAGGCGGACGCGCTTGCCCGGTTCCAGTTTCTGGACATCAGATGAAATGCTCATGGATGGTATGCCTGTTTGAATGTGCTGCTGAGGGTGTATTTCTTGTTGCCGTGGGTAGATATCTGGAAGGACTCCGCGCGCCATAACCCTGATGGCTCAAGCGGCGGTTTCCAGATAAATGACTTCCACCCGGCATGCCTGCTCAGAAAGCTTTTAATAGCCTGAATATAATCCTCGTCGCCGGTAAAGCTCACGCTCCATTGAGGAGTTACCGGGTTGATACCATCTCCGGCCACCTGCGCATAGCCATCGCCAAACTGCGCTTTTCGGGTACGGAAACTCGTATCAACCTGAGAGGCAACCCTTGGACACCAGTTGAAGGTTTCGATTGCCATGGTTAAACCCCCTTAATTAAACGCCACAGAGGCGATCCCGGCGTGCTGGCCTGCTCATTAATGACGCCGGTGATGGCATCCTTCAGCTGCCTGCCGGCCGCACCAGCTGTTCCCTGGCTGGCCACCTGCGGTGATCTGCCCTGAATATTGATATCGCCGAAGTTAACTGAAGGCACACCGCCAGAGACCTGAGGAGCACCAACTGCCCGAACGCCCAGCGAACCATCAGCTGCCCGAGTGAGCGGCATAATGGCTTCCGGGCCTGCCTCGGCAAAAACCCCAGCACCTTTAGCAAAGGCAAACAACTGAGGCGTCTGAAAAACGCCATTGCTGTAAGCGCTCAGGGACGGAGAGTCGTAAACATTACCCTTCGCGTTAAAGGTGAAGTTCGCGCCAGCGTTCTGAATTGCAGTACCGCTGCTGGCAGTAGCGGCTGAGGATGAGCCAAAACTGAACAGGGATCCAATTGAGCTGACTCCGTTAGCCACCGCCATATTGACCAGAACGTTCTGGATAATCTTCAGCACGCTGACGCCCCAGTCCTTCCAACTGTCAACATTGCCATTAAGCATGTCGGTGATCGTGGTGACCGCGCCCCCCATAGCCTGCTTCATGCCGTCAGCGGCCATGGAAGAATAATCCGTGGCTTCGTCCACCCAGTTCGCATAACCTTCTGACAACCCCGTCATCCAGTCATCACGCTGCGCATCAGAAGCTGCGTAATATCCCTCCTGGTCGCGCAGGCGCTCTTCGAGATAGCGCTTATTGAGTGCCAGCCCCTGCTGATAGAACGTCTCGTCAATTTCACCAGCCTGGCGCTGGCGGAGAAGCTCGGTATTCTTCTGCTCGAACTCCTTACGCAGATTGAACTGCTCCTGAAGTCTTTCCCGGAACCGGGTGCCCTGCCCGTAACCCAGCAGTTGCGCTTCATTGGCTGCGAGGGCGCTGGCGTTACTGTCAGCAAGGTTGGCTTCGTAATTTCGCAGTTGTTCACGCAATTTAACCTGGTCAATCAGCGCTGCATTCTGCAATACCGTCTTTTTCTGGGCTTCCGTCAGAGAAGCAAGTTCGCCCTGGCTGACCTGATATTTAACCTTCGCCAGTTCAGTATTCTGACCTTGCAGGGCGATTTGCTCTTTTTGCTGCTTGATAAGGCGCTTATATACATCTTCTGTTTTCTCGCCCTCGGTTTTACCGCCCTTCGCCTTAGGTTTGTTGGCCTCATTATTCCGCCATTCAGCAAGACCGTTATTAATCAACTCCTGACGGCCTGTCTGGAATTGTGGATCACTGGTTAACCCCAGATCATCGGCGGCATAACTTAGCCGCAGGCGCTCTTTGGCCTCACCCTTCAGGCGTGACAACTCTAGATCCCGGCGGCTCTTTTCGAGGGCATCGGTCTGCTTTTTATCGAGGTCGGCCTGAGGAAGTCTGAGCGGTAAGTTAGCCAGCCCCTGACGTGCCATGAGAAGTTGGTTGCCAAGCCCCAGCAGACGGTTAAATTCAGTATGCTGACCATTCATCATGATCATCGACTGATAAGCCGCATTCTGTCGCCATGCTTGTTCGCGTATTAAATCATTACGCCGCCGCTCAATTTCTTCGAGAGTCTGCTGGATGCCGCGAGACTTATCTCGCATACCATTTAACTTCCCCTCTTCAACGGCGAGCTGATCTGTGACGATGGCAATAGCTCTTAAAATATCTGCATCGTTAACGCTAGTTATACCTGGCTGTCCACGGGCTGAGTTCAACTTATCAATTTCAGCTTTTAAATTTCGGACTTTTTTGGCTTGCTCATCAACAAGTCGATTTTGCTCAGCGAGAGCCTCAACGGTTTGGCCACGATTTTCATCAGACTCAGTCAGAGACATTTTTGATGTTTTTTGCCTAATTTCATCAATCTGACCTGCGTATTCCTGGGCGGAACGACGTGCCTGCTCCTGATTCTGATACATCATGTACCAGGCACCCGCCCCCAGCATCAGAAGCCCAGGAAGACCACCAATAAGCCCAAGCAAGCCTGTAGCGCCAGTTTTTACAAGCCCCAGCACTGATGTTGCAGAGTTAAGTGCCTGCTGAGAGGCTGCGACGGCTCTGTTTGACTGTACCAGTGCCGCGTTTGCTGTAATCATTGCCCGGCGCTTGGCTATGGCATTTTGAGTGGCAGTAGCCTCAGCATTAGTATTCTTTGCCAGCACAAGCTCTGACTGGGCAAGCTGGTAAGCCCGCTCAGCAGCAATAGCATCAGCGGCGGCCTTGCGCTGTGATTGCGTGGCCGTGCTCGCCCTAGCGGCCGCAAGCGCTATTTCATTTTTTCTCGCTTCGACCAACTGCGCCGTCTGGCTTCCAAGATCGCCAATCATGCCGCCAATAAATCTTGAACCGCCGATGGCCGCCAGCACGCCAGCAGCAGAGGCAACGGTATTGATATTGTCTGAAATAGCATTCAATGATCCGGTAAGCGCACTTGTCGCTCCAGTTGCTTCGTTTGCGCCGCCCACCCACGCCATGAAAGCATTTTCAATTTTTGTTGTAGCTGCCGCCACTGTCTGTGGCATTGCGTTGTATTCTTCCCGAAGTGATCCGAGTTGGCTGATTAATGCCGGCACAACCTTGTCAGAAGTTAATTGCCCCTGATCGGCCATCGCCTTTAAGTCTTTCCTGGCCACACCCATTCCGGATGCCAGTGCTCGAATAACGCGATCACCGTTTTCGTTGACGGAGTTAAATTCCTCACCACGAAGAACACCCTGCGCCAGAGCCTGGCTGAACTGCGTGATTACCGAACTCGCTTCCGACGTGCTTGCGCCTGACAGCTTAAGACCCGTCGATATAGCTTCGGTTACTTTCAGTACCTCTTCTGAACTGTAGCCATATTCACGCATAGAAGCAGCTGAACGGGCAAACAGGCTGGCGTTATCTGAAAATGCCGTGCCGGTTCGCTGACTGATTTCCATCAGCGCGCGCTGCGACTCTTTGAAGTCATCAGTAGATTTTGAAGCCTGCTTTAACCTGGCGTTAACTGAACTCCACTCGTCAGCTAAAGAAATAAGGTGGCCGGTGGCATATGCTCCTGCAAATGCTCCGGCAAGACCAACAGCAGACGCCTTAGCGGAATTAAGCTGGCCCGTTAAGTCAGCTAAAGATCTCTGAGTTTCTCTGGACGCGGCTGTCGCCTGACGACCACCATTTTGCATGGTGCGGTAATAATCCTGCCCCATACGTGAGGCACGTGAAATTTCCGTCTGGAATGATTGCGAGTTAGCGGAAATTTTAATAATCAATTCACGTAATGTTGCCATCACATTTCTCCAGGCGAAAAAAAACCCGCCG